GCTCCACAAGTCTGAGATGAATACTTTATCAGCTCCGTAGTATTGATAACCTAACACGGACATATAGTTCTTTAGGCTGGCTAGTTGGACTTTACTTGTGTCAACGATTTCAAATTCTTCTGTCATGTGTCCTCCTATTCTAGTGGTTCCCAGTTCTCATTCATCTTACGCAACCCTACACCGACTGGTTTGGTTGGAACGCCATCATCACTCAACTCTTCATACTCAAATGTGATGAATGTATCCAGCAGTGTGTTTGCATTGTCAAACTTACGATAGTCGATATCAGGGTGACTGTCAACACGCATGAGACATTTAAATTCAACACCATTCTGTAGAACACAAGACAACAAACCAGCGTTGTTCTTGTCTGGTACACAGCCAACTACTTTAGCCTCAGCATCAAGACGAGGCTTACGCTTGATTAGGTTGTAACTGCGTCTACCATACTCATACTTACCGTCTAAGTTGCGATAAACCATGCCTTCAGCACCCTGTTCAAGCCACTCTGCGTACCAAGCGTCTGCACCTTCTGGTGTCTCAACGAAGATAGTCTCAATGTTACCAATGATACAACTGAGGTTCAAACCTTTAATCTTGATCATATCTAGTACACGTTCTTCCTGTGTACCGTTACTACAAACATCATACAGTGCAAAGAATAGACGATGCGTATTCTCATTTGACTTACGGAATGCACTAATAATTTGTTGTAGACTCAAGCCACCTTGTTTTACATGACCAGAGAAGATTTCACCGTCAATACCATCTTTCATCAAACCACTTTCAACAAGCTTCTTAATATCTTCCTTCCAGTGTTCGGGAAGTTCAATACTCTCACCCTGTTTACTCTGACAATTACCCTCAGAATCAATCAGCATGCGCTGACCATTCAACTTAGGCTGAATATAACAAGGGTATTTTACTTTGTGTGAGTAGTCATTGAAGTTCTGAGCTTTCATTGGTGTACGTGTCACAAAACCAAGAGCTTCCTCTTTGTCTTCAAAGTAACCTTTCTTCTTTTGTTTTGTCCACTTAGCAAGAGCTTCTGTATCAGCTTGTTCTGAAGCAGTAGTAGCATTACTACGACCAATATTCATTGGAACAGCCGTTGTACGCTTCTCTTGAATCTTACCATTCAATTTACCATGACGTACAACAATAACTTCATTTTGTGTAAAGACTTCCCAGAGCTTTAGAGCGCCTGCACTGTCTTTACCATATAGCGTTGGAAAAATCATGATCCCTCCTAGAGACTTTAGTTTAACACTTACAAATTTTATATACTATTGGTTCACTTATCTTAGATTTTGTAAACCAGTACACCGTTCTTTTTCAACCACTCAATGCCTTCTGAGCATCTGTACTCGTGTCGATAGTACACCTTCTGAATCTTAGCTGCAACAATTTTCAACGAACAATTCAAACACGGACTGTGGGAAATGAACATCTCAGCTCCTTCTGAAGTCTCCGTGCTCAGGTAAAGCTTTTCAAGAGCGGCAGCTTCACTGTGACGGACGGTGGGTAGAGTCTTACCTTCACTGTCTTCACAAACTTCGGAGTCCCAGCCCGGCGGTTGACCATTTACACCTAGGCTAATAATGGAATTGTTCTTGTAAATCAAACTCCCCACTTTCAACCGTTCTGCTGTGGAAGTCTCTCCAAATCGAATAGCCATATCCATAAGAGCTTCTGCATATTTAGCTTTCATTTTAAACCTTTCAAGCGTGGTGAAAAACACTTACGGGTATTAGTGCCTGTGCAAGTATACTCCCCACTGCCTGTACTCTGTTTCGCAGTTCTTACAGTATACCGACCACCATAATGCTCTTTGATATATTCTACAGCAACTTTCATGTCTCGTGTATGGATGTAGATATACTGACCCATAGCATTTACGAAATAGAATTTTGCAGGGTGTTTAAAACTGAAACCTCCGTCTTCGTCATAGTTATCAATTTCACTTGGTTCTACGATTGTGACTTTAACTTCACTCAACTCTAATACCTCCGTTTCTTTCATAGATTTCAATGATTTTATCTAGGTTGTACACCCATGTGGTTTCAGACCAACCATCTGGCATATCTCTTCTAAGTAAAATACCACATTCCAACTCTTGTTTACACTCCAGCTCTGCCTTCTTGCAGGATTTAACTGTTGGAAATACATGTATCGAGTGGTTAGTAATTGTATAGACAGTCTTAGAGTTCTGCTGCTTCATCCTACGTATGCTATCTTTAGAAATACCAAATTTAATAGCCACGTTAGTTCCATTCTCATCTAAAATAGAATTCAAGTAAGCTTGTTTCTGGGAGTGTCTGGAACACCCGCATGACAGCTTTCCTTGCGTCAAGTTACTACTCTGACACTCGTTAGTTTCTCCACATATCGGACAAAGAACAAACCAGTACAACCTCCAACCCCTATTGTTTATTTTATCACTTCTCCAGAATTCAGTCTCTGGATGAAAGACTCCAGTTGCTAAGAATGAACTAATCATAACTTCATCTGGTTTAGAAATAGCCTTTGAAATCCTAGTTAGTTTACAACTTGGACATTTTCTATTATTTAACAAATGACTAATACATCCACTATCCCACTGACCATGCTTTTCGCAAAATAACTTTAACTTAGTCTTTGCACCTTGCCACTCGCCAGTAAACCCTAGAAAGTCATATCCTAGCTCAGCAGCTTTGCGTGAACAAAGGGTAGAGTACTGCTCTCTAGTCCACCTTACGGAGATTGCGCAACCACATGGAATTGATCCATCTAAGAGACTGCTCTTGAGACTATAGAAGTGGCCGTCATAGAACAGCTCTTCATCTTCTTTACAGATAGAACATTCCAGTACATACATCTTGTGACTCCTATTCTTTCCAGCAACTCCTATTACAGTAAGTTGGTTTTGTTTACCAAAGCTTGGTTTTAATATACTCCACTCGTCTTGCGTTAATTTAATGGAGTTATCAGTAGGACTCACAGAATTCCTCTGCATAATAAGATGTTAAATGATAACTTAAATTTTCTCCTAACTCAGAGTCAATATAACAGGTTTGGTGACAAAGGATATCTTGAAGTTCATCGTATTCGATTTCTGGTGGCATTAGTTTAGTTCCTCAATAGCTTTAAAAATTAGTTGGTTTGCGGAAGTGTGATCACAAGAAATAAGATCACCATACTCACGACAAATCTCACCATCTACTACCTCTGCAATAACAAGTGCTTTATAAAGTTCAAACTCCCAGCTACTGTTACCAAATGGGCGTTTACCACTAAACCCTTCTCCCTCATTCCAAATCTTAATTAGAAGAGCTTTCAAATATTCACGAATAGTCTTTGCATTAGCATCATTCTCTTGCATTTCAATATCTAGGATATTCATTCTTTAAAACTCCACGGCTTTTGAGATTAGTTTCGATGGGTACTCACGGAAACAGATGCTATCTAGAGGAAACTCCTCACTATAACGAATAGCATATGTAGTGAGCCGACCACCAATCTGACGTTTACACTGGAAGCGGGCATAGATTACACCATTCACTTTACAACTTTGTAAACTGTTAATAAACCCTTCGTTATGACTTCTGTATATCGTGCAAACTCCTGCTGCGTGAAGGTTGTTATCAAAGATACGTGAGAACTTCCTTTCGGACAAAATACGCTTTACTTTATGGTAGCGGTTCATTTAGTTTCTCCTCTTCGTTGAATGTGGAGTCAGTGTATGCACTCCACTATCTTGTGTCAACCTCTTTTAAGCACCTTTTGTGAAATCATACCCTACAACGATTGGATTGTCTGGCAACACCTCTGGCAGTTTCTTACTGGTGGTCTTCTTAGCTGGAGCTTTCTTAGGCTTCTCCTTCTCAGTGAGCGTGTATTTCTTCAGAAGCTTATCCAAAGCTTGTTCTACACCTTCAGCTACAGCGTCGGAGATGATACTGTCAATAGAGGGCGGTGCCTCACCAGAGCATTCTTGGCAATCGGGATTATCGCACCCACGTTCTGCATGATACTCGTAGAAGTTACCCATACGCTCTTCAAGTTCTTTTGCACCAAACCAAAATTCCTTGCCATCATTACACTGAGAAATTTCTTCTGGAGTCATCAGCCCAGCATAGGTAGTTTCAATCTCTTCCTCCATCTGCTTAATACCAAACTCTGTCTGAGATTTTACATCAGGATTCTTACCTACACTACCCCACCACGAGCAGTGGGCCATGAACTGAATGTGCTCACCCCAGCCATGCTCAGAACACGCCAAGAATACACCTGTAGCCGCTGACATACAGTCATACTCAATAAATCCCTTGACATTTGCTTGAGATTCCAAGATCGCGTTTACGATCATTCTCTCAGATGATACAAAACCACCTCTCGAATTTATTCGGATGATCACTTCATCTTGAGGCCCAGCGGTTCGTAGAATATTACACAAATCAACATAATTCTCAGGAGCTTCGATTGGGCCTGTAAGATAGTAGGTGAATTGAGTACCACGAACTTCGGTCGTGAATGTATTGTTCTGTTGCATCATTGGTAGAAGCTTGAAATCGTCGCTCATTTATTACTCCTTAGTGAATCCGTAGTATTTAAGTTCTGCTTCTTCTCGAATAAAACATGCAAGCTCAAAGTCAGTATATTTACCCAGTCGGATGGTTTTACCATTCTGGTTGATACGCACTTCCCACTTTTGTTTCTCTTTGTTCCAGTTTACACCCGTCCGACCTGAAGTGTTTGTTTTCTTCATCTTCTGGTCATAAGCTTGCAGACTCAAATCAGCCCACTCACAGGTTTCTTTAGAATAAATCTTAGCTCCGTTAATGCGGTTGATAGTTTTGCCATCTGGTCTTTCTCCCATATCCTCGTAGAAATTCTCGAAAGAGCCACCTTTTGTTTTGTCCCACCTGTTACAGATTTCTACATCCCCATGCCATTCTGCATACTCTTCACTTCTAGTCCTTGAACAAAGTTTTGCCCACGATGTATAAGTTGTAGTTTTATACATTCCGTGACTGATTGGTTTCCTTGGTTGACAGCCGCAATGGGTAGTTCCGCTGTGCAGTAGTCTTGGTGAAAGTAGCTCTATATTATTACCACAGTCACATACACAGTTCCAAATAATGCTCTTACTTTTATGTTTCTTATCCGACTGGCCTACCACTAATAGTAGGCCAAATCTCTGATTTGTTAGGTCTTTCATTAATCTCCTATCGGGGTGATGGCCCCTCATCCTCAAAAATTTCAACAAAAATACGGGTAAGCCCGCTACGTACAATATCTGCCGGAGTAAACTCAACAACCCCACAACTTGGTATCTTATGCTTCTTAATCAAATCACAGAGATATTGAATACCAGATAATCCCGGAATATCACGTTGCTTGTCATCGCCGCAGTAAGCAGCCTGACTACCAGACGCCATCCGAGTAACTAGGCTGCGAATTTCATCCGGCGTACAATTCTGCGACTCATCCACGATTACATATACACGAGAATCAAAGTTCATCCCCCTTACCGCTTCCATTGGTTGAATTAAAATACTCTTACCAAAGTCAGCCTCATACTTTGCAGCACCAATGGTATCTTTGATGGTGTTCAGGATTGGTAGCAGGTAAGGCTCTAATTTGGCACGAATGTCCCCAGGCCAAAATCCTGACGACTTCCCCATACCAACCAGTGGTCGCATGACCACAATCTGATCAATCTCACCCTTTAAGTATTTGTTTGCTGCAACACTAGCTGCGCACCACGATTTACCAGAGCCTGCACTGCCTCTTCCCACTGTAATTGCATTCCGTTGTAGGCTATCAAGGTAAAGTTTTTGATTCTCAGTCTTAGCAATAATAGGTTTTACACGTACTTCCTTTTCTTCCTTGAATTTGGCAACTACGGACTCAGGCTTACCGCCCTGACGAGTACGACGAGTCTTTTTTCTTGGCTGTTCTGTTTCAATACCATCAATAATTTCAATAAAGTGTTTGGTATGTGCGCCCATTTAATCTCTCCTTAACCAATTACTACATTAGTGATTTTATAGTTACCGCAATGCTTCTTCCACATGTTTTCACAGTAGGAAACAAACTCAGAAGCTGTTTCGTATCCACAGTTTTCACCAAATACACAGTGTTCCACTACATGCCCAGTTTCACCACTTGCAAAATTTAGTGTAGCAAATACACAAACTGTTTTCATAACTACTTCTCCTTCACTTTATTAAGAACTTCTTTGGCTGCTCGTAGAGCTTCCTCTGCTTTCTTTACACTTTCTTCTGCTGACAACTCTTGTGGAGATTTGGGCTTTACTGCTTGATTTAGCTCCATTGTTATATGTTTAATCCCAGGCCTGGATAACTTATATACTCGCTAATAGTAAAATTCTGACCATTAATGTTTACAAGGTTCTTGAAGTCCTCACCAGTCT